GGGGCGGTCGTCACGGGCGACGTAGGACATCAGGTGGGGCTCAACGCAGTCTAGGGAACGGTATAGTCGCCGCAGTCAGGCAGGGGCGCGTCGGGAACATAGGCGTTCGCCGCCGGATCGAAAGTGAAGACGCGGCGCACGCTGCATTCGGCGTCGACGGCCTTGACCAGATCCTTCGGCTTCAGCGGCGGCTTGGCGAGGGAGTCCTCGTTGCGCGACACCGGGCCGGGGAAGGTGGTCGCGGTCGAAGCATAGGTCAGGCGCGGCGGAAAGGCGTCGCCCTCGGCCTTCAGTTCGGCGTTGAACTCATATTCGTCGTGGCAGGCGCCGGCGCGTTGCTTCATGTCCTCTTCGCCGAAGCAGGCGCGGATCATCAGCGACCCGGACATGGGAACGGTCAGAATCTCCTGCGGCGCCGCGCCCGGCGTGAACCGCACCAGCGTCCGATAGGACGACATGCCGCCGCCGCCCGAATACATGGCCTGCAACTCCATGTCGGCGCCGAGGATGACGTCGTCGCTTTCCGCGCGACGCAAGATGGCGCTCGGTCTCCAGAAGCCTTCCGAGTTCTCGCTCTCGATGAGGTGTGAGGCCACGGGTACCCGGCCGTCGGGCAGGCCGTCATAGAGGCGCAGCACCTGGCGCTCCTGGGTTTCGTCCGTCTCGATCAGGGCGCACCAGCGGCGATCGACGGTGCAGGTCGGGAAGGCCTCGCCCTGAGCGGCGGCCGGAATCGGCTCCAGAGCCTCGAAGGCGGACTCCGGGGAAACGGAGGCCAGAAGGGCGGCGAGGAGAAGGGCGGTCATGACGCGTCCTTGAATGGAGATGAAGGCGTTCGGATTTGGTAGGCCCGGAGGGAGGGCAGAAGCTGTTGTTGTTCAACGCTCTGGGCCTTCAAACCGCCCCGCGTCGGGTTGCTGAAATTCCTCAGCTTTTAGACGATTTGTCAAACCGCGACATGGCGTCCTCTGCCATGCGTTCCTGGTCTGCCGCTCGAGTGTAGGTCGCAACTTCCTGCAGGCTCTTGTGGCCGGTCACAGCCATGATCTCGTTGGCTGAACAACCCGCCTCAGCAAGCCGTCTGGCTGCAGCTTTTCGGAGGCCATGCGGTGATGATCTGGGCGGAAGGCCGGCTGCCTTGGCTGCATCGACAAACCATGTCGTGAACCCGGCAGGCGTGCGAGGCTTCCCGGCTTCGGTCGCTAGAAAGGTCAGTTGATCCTTGGGTGCATAAGTCAGGGCCTCGGCCAGCTTGGAATGGATGGGGATAGCTAGGCGCGTTTTGGTCTTGTGCTGAACGACGTGAATCTTGGATCGGCTGACGTGCTGCCGCCCCATCGTGACCACGTCGCTGCGCCGCTGCGCCGTGTAGAGGAGAAGAGAGAGGGCGAGGTGCTGGCGCGTCCCCAGAGGCCACTTTGCGACAAACGTCTCGATGTCTTCCTCGCTCCATGATCGATAGCCTTCCGTCGCCTTCTTCGGGCGCCGTATCGCGATCATGGGGTTGTCGGGCCGGTACTCACGCTCGACAGCGAACCGCATCAGCACCTTGAGGATGCGGCGCAGATTGTAAGCTGCTCCCGGCCGGTCCGCCATTTTGTCGAGCATGGTGCGGACGTGCTTGGTCTGAAGTCCAGTGATCGAAAGGTGCCCGTTTTCCGTCCGCCACCGCTCGATCATGTTGCGATAGGTCTTCTTGGTGATCGGAGCGAGATCTGCGAAGTCGCTCGACTGATAGTAGGCCACGATCAGGGCGTTCATCGTGCCTGCCTTGGTGCGTTCTTGACCGATGGCGAGTTTGGGCGCGGTCTCACCGTCGAGCGCCGCCTGATAGGCCTCCATGAACTCGCGCGATCCTGGAAGGCCAGGCAGCGCGACGCGCTTATAGCCTGGGCGACGGAAATAGGCGCGGGGCCGGCCGTGACGGTCGGTGAAGGTCTGGACGTATTTGAGCTTGATCCGGCTCACGTTCCGTACGCGAGATCCCAATCGTTGACGGGTGTTTCATCTGGCAGGCTGTCGAACGCCGTGTCTAGTGCGCGGCGATCCCACACCTTGCGGCCGTCGACGCGTTTAGGACCAGGCATGCGGCCGTCTCTGACCATTTCATCGAACTTGGTCAGTCCGACGCCGATGTATCGGGCTGCGACCTCGCGTTGGAGGCCACGCGGTTCAAGGGGCAGTCGTTGGATCGTCATTTCCACATCCCCCTTCCTCTCTCACGAGCTTCGTTCTCTTGCTGACGGTAGGGATCGCCATAGTTGGTTTCGGAGATGGCCAGGCCCTCGCGGACGAGGGTGGCGCCCAGGTCGCGGCCGTTGACCGTGCAGGTCGCCACGATGCGCTGGTAGCGGTCGCGGGACTGGACTGTGCAGCGGGCGCCATTGGCCGTGAGTTGGCGTGCGCGGGCCGTCGCGGTCGGACCACTGGCTTTGGCCTCGGGTGAACAGGCCCAGACGTTCGGGCGCTGGCGGCAACGGGTGGGGGACATCTCCTACGTCGTCATCAGCGACGCCAAGGACAGCAAGGGACGGCCTAAAGCTCCACGTGTCGAGCTGGGCCACGTCGCGGAGGACGGAACCCAGGTGCCGGCTGTACCGCACTTCTACCCGGTCGTCCGGACCCTGGGTCCGAAGATCAAGCGCCGCATCGCTAGCGCCGTGACGCGGGAGCTTCGCAAGAAATGATCGACGGGCAACTGGAACTGCAGGGCGCCATCAACGCCACGGTGCGCGGATCGGCTGTCATGGATGGCCTGATCGGCAAGCGCATCTATGACCAGGTCCCGGCCGACGAGACTGGACGGGTTTCGGACGACCTCTTCCCGTATGTGTCGTTCGGCGCGATGACCTCTGGCGACGACGGCGACCAATGCCACGACCTGGTGGCGATCTCCGTCCAGTTGGACTGCTGGTCGCGCGCTGTGGGCTGGCCCGAAGTAAAGCGGATCGCAGCGGCCTTGGTGAAGCTGCTGAACGACAAGATCGCGGTGCCCGGCTTCACCGTCGTCATTCACGAAGTGGAGCGGGTGCTTTCGACCCGAGAGGCCGACCGGCGGACCAGCCGGGTCGCTATCCACCTTCGCTACCGGCTGGCGCCCCGCGCCTGATCCCGAGCAACCGCTCAACCCTGAACCGCCCCTGACCGGGCGGCGCTTTCACATGGAGAACCGCTATGGCGGAACCTGAATACGTTGAGGTCGTCTCGGGCGAGTCGATCCTGGTCCAAATAGGAAATGGCGCTGACCCCGAGGTCTTCGCGCACGACTGCATGATCAACGGCTCGCGCTCTTTCGAACGCACTGCGTCGGTGACCGAGCAGAGCATTCCCCGCTGCGACGACCCTTCACAGCCTGACAAGATCGTGCGGCGCGTCGACAGCACCGACAGCAGCATCGGCGGGTCCTTCAAGGTCCACTCGTCTTCCATGCTCGCGTGGATGCAGCGTGTCGGTCAGACGGTAAACGTGCGCGTCCGTCAGGCTGGCGTGTGGCGCGTGGCCGGAGCCTACATCCTGCAATCCTTCAGCGTCGAAGCGGAGGCCCGCGGCTACGCCACCGGCTCGATGAACATGGTGCAGGCCGACGAGCCGACCATCGGCGCGGACGCTCCTTAATGAGCCGCTCGGCCAAGGCCCGCGCCCCATTCGGCGACAGCGTTTATGACTTCCGGCTGACCATCGGCCAGTTGGAGGAGTTGCAGGAACTGACCGATGCCGGGCCGGAGGAGATCTATCAACGGATCTCGGAAGGTCGCTGGCGGCTGGCGGACCTGAGGCAGACGCTGCGCCTGGCGTTGATCGGCGGCGGCGTCGATCAGTTCAAGGCGCTGGGCCTGGTCGAGCGATACGCTGGGCCGGGCGACTTCTTGGCGTTGAAGCCGCTGTGCTTGTCCATCATCGCCGCCGCGCTGGTCGGCGCCCCTGACGAGGACAAGCCGAAGGGGGAGATGGAGGGGGAGACGAACCGCTCCCCCGACGAAAGCTCCGGTTCGGAAACTTCTACGCCATCGGCGGCGCCATAGGCCTGTCGCCTGAAGAGGTCGCGAAAACCTCTGTGTGGCGCCTGATGCGAGCTTATGACGGATGGCTGAAGGCGCAGGGCGTTGAGGAGAAGGGTGGCGCGCCGTCGGACGCCGAGTTCGAGGCGGCGGTGAAGGAGGCTCGGTTATAGGGCCTTTCTCGGCACCAGCGCTCGACCTATGCTTCTCATCTGCTTTGGGGAGGGCTCTGTGAGGAAAACCATTATCTTGGCGCTGGCGTTTCTCTCGGGCTGCGGACCATCTGCTCTCGACGTCCGCGATGCTAAGGATGCGGTGAGGAACACGCTTCGCGACCCTGGCTCCGCCGAGTTCAGGCGGATCAAAGTCGTCAGGTCGGATGGGCAGCCTCGTGTCGTGTGCGGCGAGGTCAACAGCAAGAACGCATTCGGCGGCTATGTGGGCTTCCGCGACTTCTACTATCGCGATGGTCGTTTACGCGTGGCGAGCGAGATAGGCGATGTCACTCGCTCGGTGTCCGAGATTGAGGACAACGCGAAGTTCATTCGCGAGCATGCTCGCCTCTGTTTGGGGCTGGATGTGCAGCCGTAAGCGGCAGGCAGTCTGAAGGTGTAACGGGCGGTTCTTCGGAGCCGCCCTTTTTCATGGGCGGTGTGAATGGCCGAAGAAATTGAGCGGCTGCTGGTTCGCATTGAGGCGAACGCGACGCAGTTCGAAGCGACCATCAAGAAGATAAACCGCTCGCTGCATGGCGCCCAGGCGGAGACCCGGCGTTCGATGGCGGAAATACAGAAGAGCGTCGACGGCGCCGCCATGGGCGTTCGTCGTTCGGCGTTGATGGCGAACAGCGCGCTGACCACACTGGGGGCCAGCTTTGGCGCCGCGCAGCTGGTCAAGAACTTCCGTGAGGGAGAAGAGGCCGCCAAGCGCTTGAAGGCGGTGTTGAAGACAACCGGCCACGCTGCGGGCCTGTCTTACGGCCAGATCGCATCGTGGGCGCGAGAGTTGGAAGAGGAGACGGGGCGGTCAGCGACTGAGATCCAGAACGCAGCGGCGCAGCTGGCGACCTTCACCTCAATCGGCCGAAGAGAGTTTACCGAGGCCATTGAGGTCGCCAATGACATGGCGGCCGTATTCGGCGGCGATCTGAAATCCAATCTGGACGCTGTGGCGCGGGCGCTGGACGATCCCATCGAAGGTTTCGCCAATCTGCGGAAGCGCGGGTTCGCCCTGACAGACGCAGAATTGAAGCGCGCCGAGGCCCATATGAAGGCCGGTCGCAGCGCCGAAGCGCAACAGGTCGTTTTGAAAAACCTGTCGTCTCAGGTGGACGGCACGGCGAAGGCCGTCAACACCGGTCTGACGAAGTCCCTGAACGATCTTCAGCGCCAGGCGGACGATACATTCAAGCAGATGGCGGACCAGGGCGGAACCGCCGCCGCCATCGCCGCCGTCGACCTTGCGACGAAGGGCCTCGGGTTCCTAGGCGACAATATGGATACGGTGCTGGATGCCGCCCAGGCGCTAGCCGTATTCCTCGCGACCCGTTACGCGGCCAGCGTCGGGATCGCGACGGCTGCGCAGCTTGCGAATGCGGCCTCGCTTGTGAGGACTAAGGGGGCCGTGGACGCCCTGTCGGCGGCTATGGCCAAGAACCCGTTTGGCTTGGCCGCCCTCGCCGTCGCCGGGTTGGTGACGGGCCTCGTAATGCTGGCGAAGGCCCAGTCTACAGCAGAGATCACCGCTAAGGCGCACGCCAAGGCCCAGGCGGAGATAGCACCCGCCACCAGCCAGTTGGAGAAGCTGGTCCGGAAGCTTGCCGCTGCCAATGATGAAGAGACGGCGAGCATTCGCCGGAAGATAGACGCCCTGCTGGCCGAGGAGCGGCTTAAGGCGCAGATGAAGCGGAACGCCTATTTGGAGGCGAAGGCTGAAGTCGCGTCGAAGCCAGTCACGACCTATTCCCAATCGCTTTCGATGGGGGGCATTCCGGCGGGCTTCTCACTCCTGCCCCAAGAACAGCGGCCCACCCAGATCGGCCCGAACGGCAACCCGATTGATACCGTCCAGGAGACGACGGACCTCAAACGCCTGCGCATCGAGGCAGAGGAAGCCGAGAAGGCCTATCGGGCGCTGGCCGAAACTGCGCAGGAGACGGTCGTTCAGGCGACAACGCCGCTCGAATACACCGACAAGGACGCGGGCAAGAACGCCAAGGCGGCCGAACAGCGGCGGCGCTTGCTGGAGGACCTGAAGGCCCAGACTGCGCTGGAAGTGGCGCAGCTGGGCGAACAGGTCGCACAGGTCCGCGAACTGGAGCGGCAGGCCGAGATCACGGCCCGCATCCGCCAGCTGGAGGACGCCGGGTTCAGCAAGGCGCAGGCGCGCGCCGAGTCCGCCAAGGTTCAGACCCAGCTGGACAAGGCCCGTGAAGCGGCCATGGAGCGTGAAGAGGGGCTGCTGAAGCGCAACTGGGACTTGGACGTCGCGCGTCTGGACGAAACCTGGGCGACGGTGCGGACCATCGAAGAAGAGGTCGAGCTTCGTGAACTGACGCTCGCTCTGATGAAGACCTCAACCGACGAGGTCTCGGCGCGGACCAAGGCCGAGAACATGCTCGCTGCGATCCAGACGGCGCGGGTCGATGCCGCCAAGCGCGGGCTGGACCTGGCCCGCGAGGAGCACCGGTTGGCCGTCGCCCAGCTGAGCGGCAATCGCGCCCTGACCAAGGAGCTTCAGGATCAGGCCGCCATCCGTGAGCGGACGAAGGCCTATCAGGCCGAGGGCTATGGCCTCAGCCCGGCCGATGCGGAGCGGCGCGCGACCGACGAAGTGACGCGCGAGCGGAG